TTACTTTGCCTTCGGCAGCGCCATGCCCGTCTTTTTGAGCGTGGTGCGCAAAAAGAACAGCGAGAGGATCAGCGAGAAGATCTCCGCGATCGGGAACGCAAACCAGATGCTGCGCAGCACACCGGTCAGAGACAGCAGGTAGGCAGCCGGGATGAGCACCACGATCTGGCGCGCGATGGAAATAAGCATGCTGTAGACGCTGTAGCCAAACGCCTGACACGACGAGCCGGACACGATGCCGATGCCGGCAAACACGAACGCCAGGCTCATGATGCGCAGTGCGGGCGCGCCGATCTCCAGCATGGCGTCCGAGGCGTCAAACATCAGCAGCAGCTCTTTCGGAATGAGCTGGAATACGAGCAGACCGATCAACATGATCGCGACGGCATAGACCATGCCGAGGCGGATCGTCTTATGGATACGCTCAGGCTTCTGCGCGCCATAGTTATAGGCAATGATCGGCACCATGCCGTTATTCAGCCCGAACACCGGCATGAACACAAAGCTCTGGAGCTTGAAGTAAACGCCGAACACGGCGACCGCCGTGGAGGAATACGCAATGAGGATCATATTCATGACAAAGCACGTCAGCGATGAGATGCAGCTCATGATGATCGACGGGATGCTGATGGCCGTGATCTCACCCATGAGGCGGCCGTTCGGCCGGATGTGCCGCAGGCGCAGATGCACCTCCGGGTTCTTGAAGTGGTTGAGCATCACGGCGACGACCGCACCGACGCACTGACCGATCACCGTCGCCCAGGCGGCGCCGGCGATGCCCAGCTTCGGGAAGCCGAGCAGACCGAAGATCAGGATCGGATCGAGGATAATGTTCGTGATCGCACCGGTCAGCTGCGTGATCATGGAATAGACCGTGCGGCCGGTCGCCTGCAGGAAGCGCTCGAAGGTGATCTCAACAAAAACGCCGAACGAGCACAAAATGCAGATGTTCAGATACGTGATGCCGAAATTGACGATGGTCTCAATATCCGTCTGCGTGCGCATGTAAGCACGGATGCCGATCAAGCCTGCGACAAGCACGAGCAGATAGCTCAGCCCCGCGAGCAGCAGACCGTTGACCGCGACCTGATTGACACGCTCGTCGTTTTTCTGCCCCAACGCGCGCGACAGCAGCGCGTTGATGCCGACGCCGAAGCCGACAGCAATAGCGATAACGATGTTCTGCCACGGGAAAGCCATCGACACCGCCGTGAGTGCATCCTCGCAGATACGCGAGACGAAAATACTGTCCACAATGTTGTACAGTGCCTGCACGAGCATGGAAATCATCATCGGCACCGCCATCGACAGCAGCAGCTTGTTCTCGGGCATTGTGCCCATTTTATTCTCACGAAGGGTTTCTTCCGGCATATCGTCACTCCTAAAAGTATCTGCAAACAAAGTCAAACGTCACGAATGTTTATTATAGGTTGCCCGCAGCGGAATGTCAAGGCATGTCGCATTTTTCACTTGAAAACGACGTATGGCTGTGTTATAATAATTGCATCTGTGGGATTAGTTCATTGGTAGAACACCTGCTTCCCAAGCAGGATAGGCGGGTTCGATTCCCGTATCCCGCTCCAAATCAGAAAACCCCGGAATCCAACGAATTCCGGGGTTTTTCTTTGTACATCAACGCTTCGCGGTGCTTTTAGCTCGCTAAATACTTTAACGCCACGTTGCTATTTCTTGCAGTTCGTTAGCACTTTTTCAACGAAAAATGCTAACTAAAATGCTAATAACACGGGCTAAATGTCAAGTACTTTTTTGATATAGCGCAAAAATTCCCGGAAGGCCGAAGCCCTCCGGGAATTGCTTTATGATTATTTATCTGTCAGCTGCTTCACGCTCTGGTTAAGTCCCGTTGCCGCCCAGCCGGACACGATGCCGACGGCGGCAGCGTTGAGCCAGTCGTGCGCCGGATAGTCCGGCACGCCCATCGCCCATGCGACGACGCCGAGGATCAGGCCGGCCACGCCGCAGATGATGGGAATCCATTTGTCGGCCACGCTGGTGGCCTTGACGGCCATGCCCAGCAGATACGCGATGGCGGTGATCGCCGCCACAGATGCAATACCAAGTTCCATAATGATGTCCTCCTCTTAATTTTTGTGCTCCAGATCATCGATCCGGTGATTGGCCACCTTGATGCGCTCGCCGAGGAGCTCGGTGCACTCCTCCAGCTTATATGTACGCTCGATGACCTGGTTGTGCTTGTCCACTTTGCGCTCCAGCTGCCCGATGCGATACGCCTGCAGCTCGTCGCGCTTGTCCAGCTCCGCGATCAGCTTGCTGTGCTGCGCGCGGCTGTTGATGACGCCGACCACAATGGCGGCCGCCGCGCTGATCAGCGCGGCAAGGATAACCTCCGACATACGCGCCTCACTTTCCGCCGCCAGCGGCGTCGACCATGCGCTGGCACACGATCATCGTGCGCAGCATGTCCAGCGACAAGTCCAGCTTGCCGTTTCCGACACCGCTGAGTACATCCCGGTCGATCAGCCGCTGCGTCTCCTCGCGCGCCCAGCCGGGCACGTCGTCGATCGTGGCGTATCTGGGGCTGCGCGCGTCCGCGTACCGCTTGCCGATCACCATGCCGCGGATCATGTCCAGCGACAGGTCCAGCCGCCCCTGATCGTCACCCTGCAGCGCGCCCGCGTCCATCAGCGTGCGTACTGTGTCCTGCGCCCAGCCCGGCACATCATCAATCGTAGTATACCTAATCATGTCATCGTCCTCCTTATCTGTATTTTTTGCTGCCATTGCCTCGGCGACGTCGCGCCGAAAGCCGTCCATCGTGTAGCCCATATCATATGTGCGCCACAGCAGCTCCGGGTCTGCGTGGTTGCTCGCCACGCCGCGCCGATGTCCCTCGGCGTGCCCGATGATGACGCCATCCTGTGCCGGGTCAAGTTCGTACTGTTTACACAGCTCAGCAAACAGCTCCACCACCGTGCGGTACGTGCCCGCGATCTGCTCCGCTGCCTCGCTGCGTGTCATGCCCGCGCTCGGCTCGGTCATTTCCACGCCGATGTGCGTGCTGTTTGCGCTCCCGCCACAGTGCCATGCCTGTACAGTCCAAGGCAGTGTCTGATACACAGTGCCGTCGCGCTGGACAAAAGCATGGACGCAGACGCTCTGCCCGTTTGGCCGATACTGATTAAAATTTTGCGCCATCACCGACGCATTGGGCTGCGGGCAGCCAATGCTGTGCAGCATGATGCCGCGCGGGTACAACGGTGTTGCTGCTTGATAGCACTTATTTTTAGTTGCAAATGATTCGATAATGTTGGTCATATAGTCACCCCTGTATTACGCCTTTGGCGATATTAGGCATCCACCGATGTACTCGCCGAATGCCTGCCGCCCGTGTTCGTTTAGATGTGTGCCGTCTGCCAAAAATGCGGAAGCGTTTGCGGTGTTTATGCCAAGCGCCTTATAGCCGTCAATACATGGGCAATTGAATTCATCTGCAACACCGGCCAGCGCCGTGCAAAATTCCCGCAATTTCTTCCCGTTCGCGTTTGTGTATGTTTCTGCGCCGGTGCTATCCCACTTACGATAGATTGGCGAGGAAATAAAGACGCGAATTTTTGGATAGGCAGTCTGAATCTTGCGCAGCGCGTATCGCAGCGCCCCGCACAACGTTGATGTATCATCGTCATCGGTAGCGTTGTCGATAGCGATATTGCCGGTGAAGTCGTTCGTACCGTAGTGGATGACCACCGTGTCAACACTGCCAAAGTCAATTCCTTTCAGCACCGCAAGCTGCTGTGCAAAATAATCTGCGCCGCTGGATGCCTGCGCATCCTGTGTGGTGTAAGTGCCCGTGGCCACAGCATCGGCCAGCGCCCACATAGAAAACGCAGCGTAGCCACTAGTGGGGTGTACGGCCATACGGCAGCCTCCGAAACCAACATTGTAAACCTTTGCACCCGTGAATGCCGCCGCCCATGCGGGGACGGATGTCGTGTCCCGCGTCATGCCAAATATGCTGTCGCCAAAGCACACAACCGTCTTGCCCGACAGTAGGGGCGATGCTATGTCAAAATCGACATTCGCCTTTTTGACCTTCACGCTCGGTTTGAGCACATTCTGCGTAGTCACGGTGTCGGTTATCTCCTCGTTCACAGTGACTATGGCATCAGCCGAGTGGGTCGTGACACGAAGCCACGCAAAGTTGTCCCAAAAGTAATAACCGATGCCTGAGGTGTCCCATGTGACGACATTGCCGTTTGTGGTGATAGTGCCGTATACTGCGTTGGTTCGGATGGCTACAATATCCTTGCCGCAGTTCGCCGTACCGGCTTTGTCCGCTGTCAGGGTCATCATAAGGGTCATGTCGAAGTTTGCCTGCGAGGTGTCCTTGATGCGGATGATATCGCCCTTTTTCACGGGGATGTAGCCCGAGACGGCAACGCCCGAACTGGGTATCTCCGCCCCTGATGAGTTAAGTGAAACACCGGATTTATACCCAACACCGTTATATATTGCGCCGCTAGCGTCAACCGACAGTGGCACTTGATTAGTGTAGGTTGGCGAAGTAACAGATTCTGCTACCACGATTTCCGGAAAGTCTACTTCCTGCGCGCTGCTGCCGTCATAAGTAGCGGTGGCGCCGCCCACTTTAAGCGTCAGCGCCTTCGGGTTCGGCAGGGTTTCCGGCACAGTGGGGATTTGCACAAGGATTCTCTGTGCCGCAACTTGGAATGCGCCGTACTGCACCAAGTCCGTGGTATGGCCCGGATTATCAAGATTCTCTGCTGTCACCAGCCCGGTGATGCTGTCGATTACCGCCTTGTTCGCGTGCGTGTGCCGCGCGGTGGTGTTGGCGTTGATCTCCGCAGTCGGGACTACCGGGATATCACCCGGCGCGGCAGGCTTGTACCCAAGCGCGCCTGTGATGCTTGCCGCAGTCACGGTCGCGTCACTGCCGTCCTTGCCGGGTGTACCTTGCGCACCGGTTGCCCCGCGTGACGGCTTGCCGGTGTCCGTGCTGCCGATGTACCAATTGCCATTAGTGCCAATGGTCGGCGTGATGCCGTCCGCGCCTTTAGCACCGTCCGCGCCAGCAGCCCCCGGTTTGCCGTCCGCACCGTCCTTACCGTTCAACCCATCAGCGCCGTCTTTTCCCGGCGCACCGTCTGCGCCATCCTCGATCGTGACAATGGCAGCCCCGTCCACGCTGATTGTCGTTGTCTTGCCGGACTTGGTGGCCGTTACTACCGGGCTGTGGCCATCCTTTCCGGGCACACCGGGATCACCCTTTGCACCGTCTTTGCCGGGTGTACCAGCCGCTCCTGTGTCGCCCTTGAGGTCTGCCACGGCGATGAGGTTTGTCCACGTGCTGCCGCTATCCGTGCTGTACTGGATGTAGCCGTCCGCCACGCGCAAGTTCATGCTGCCAGCACCACCAGCCAATGCCACTTCATTGATCGCCGCCACGAGGTTATCTTTCGCGGTGGTTTGCAGGGTGGACAGGTCGCCGATTGTGGCTTCAACACTTTCTACAAACGGTGCCAAATTTGCATAGTCCACCATTGGAAGTTCTAAAAGCCACTCTTCTCTGTTCGAAACGTATACATCGAAAACGCCATACATACCCGGACCCATTTGTGAAAAAGCCCCAAAATGATAGCCAGTTGCTGCATCAATTACTTGGAGTCTATAACGATTGTCTAAAATCACAATTGGCGTTCTTCCACTTTTAAAAGCGGCATCTATCTCATCGTATGTCTTATCCAGTGTCACTTGATACTCATAGTCATTGATCTGGCTGCCGCTTTCTGCATTGATTTCAAATTGATTCAAATCCGCACCACCAGATGCAGCCGCTTCATTGATAGCCGCCACAAGAGTATCTTTTGCGTCGGTTTGCAGATCGGCGAGGTCGCCGATCTGGCGCTGGATCGTCTGCAGCGTCATCTGGTCTGTCGGTGTGTATACATACCCGGCGGGCTTCGCGCGCTTGTGCACTGCGAAGTCCCGCTGCACCATCGTGTACGCGCCGGTGTCGTCGGTTACGTAGGCGTAGGCCGTCAGCGTGTGCCAGTCCTGCAGCAGCTCGTCCGGGATGATGGCCGTGCCGTCTGTGTCGACGTCCACGTCCACGCTGCCGCCAAAGCACTTATTTTGATAGTGGACCTGTTTGACGCCGTCGCCGTCGGTGATTTTGCACCTCCGCCCGGTGTCCCACTGCCACAGCGCCCCGCGTCCATCTGCGATTGTAATAGTCATATGATGCCCCCCCGTCACAGCGCGCGGATGCGGTCTGCAAAGTCACAAGCGAATATTTCACCTGCCTGACCGCTTTTTGCGCGGATTGCATCGGCAATACCCTTAAAAAGCTCGCCGAGGTTGTCAACGTACTGCACCGTCGGTGTGTCCGCAAATGCCGTGATATGCTTATCCAGCCACTCCTTGCTCGGCTCCAAACCAGCGCCGAACGCCGCGCTCAGGTCAATCAGCATGCAGGAAGTAAGCCAAAACGTTTTGTTTCCGCCGTCGTTGTTGTTGTAGTCAAAGCGGCAAGGATAGTTGCCATCACTAAAACTTGTACGATCAAACACCGCCGACAAGCGCGTCCACGCACCAGCAGCAGCGTTGACGGCCATGCCAGCGGCCGCCGCGGGTTCGGCTACTGGCCAATACCAGTCGCAGGTTCCCGTGACCGTAGTCTCAAATCGGATCTTAAATGTAACATAGTATTTGTGCGACGCGACCAGGGCGTGCGACGCCGACGTCAGTGTTACCTCACCCGCGCCGGATGGGATGATTTTGATGCTGGACGCGGCCCCGTCGCCCGGCGTAATGCTCGACAGCTGCCACGCGCAGTTGCCACGCGTGGCCGGAAACCATCCCTTGCCGCTATTTGCCACGATATTAGTCATAGATACAGTGGTAGCCATGACATGCCCCCCTTAATACGCACTGTTGATCGCAACGGCGATCGCGCTGTCAACGTACTGCTTGATTACCTTATTCTGCACGGGATTCGTCGATGTGCTCGACATCGCCGTGTCCACTATCACGCCACCACCGGCAGGAATCGTTTTAATTTCCCACTTGTGCTTATTTACCGCAAGCACCTTACCGTCATCGGAATCATCAGGATTCGGATCAGGCAGATAAGCCCCAAACAGCTCCACGGTCGCAGAGCCAAGAGCGCCAATACTTAGCACGACAGGGTAGTTAAGGATTGTACCTGTAAAAAGATAGTCGCTACTATTAAGCGCAGACACATAGCCAGTGCTGAACGACACAGGCAAACCGGTAGTGCTGTCAGGCAACGTGATATTGAATTTCATCGGCTTGTTCGCCGCAAGATTCGCAAGAATGGAATCAAAACTTGCGTCAAAAGTCACTGAGTACCTACTTGCGCCAGTCGATGCGTCATAGCCCAAATCGGACACTTTGGTCGATGTTACGGTAATGGCCTCATGCTCCGCGGCGAGATCATCTACATACGCCTTTGTAGTCGCATCGTCGTCCTCGGTCGGCGTGCCCACCTTCACGCGCGCCTTAGCCCGCTTATCGCCGTCCGGCACAGTCGCCTCCACGGCGCCCGCACCAGATACGTTGATGCTAGCGTTTGCTCCTGCGCCCCCGTTGTCGTGCAAGGCAAGAACCGGCGTGCTCACGGACTGGGCGTTAATCCCGCCGCTCGTCGTAAGCCCCTTGACAGGTTCAAAGTCCCCGTTCACTTTCAGGTTTCCGGTGATCGTTCCGCCGGACTTGTCCAGCTTCCCACTCAGCGCCGCCTTTATAAGCGCAACAAGTTTCGCGGCCGCGGCCCGCTCAACATACTTCCAACCACTCATACCACCGCTCCTTTCATCAGTTAGCGTCCCATATGGTCTGCATCTCGTCGGCCGTCATTGGCGTCAGGCCGTCGAGCTTTGTCTTATCCACAGCAGACATCAGGCCAGCCGCTGACTGTGTGGCCGCTGCTGTGCCGGCCTTACCGGCCAGCGCGGCCGTCACCACCTTGTTTTGCACAGGGTTGGTGCTATCTAGCGACAGTACATCGTCCACGTCGATCGTGCCACCACCGCCGGAGGTCGTTGTGCCGCTCGACGATCCGCCGCTGGAGGCGACGGCACCGGTCAGCGTCCGGTTCGACCATCCAAGCACCATGGTATCCTTTTCGCTAACAAGGCTTGTGTCCATACTGGTTACCTGCATAATAGTGTCAATTCCGTGTGGCGGAGACACCACTCGGACGCTGTCGCCAATGTGATACGACTCCAGCTTGAAATCAACTGCGGACAAATCTGCCGCTGTCACCCGAATGCCATGCGACAAGCCGCAATACTGTGCAAGGTAGGCAGCTGCCTGTGCCTTGAGCGCATCTGCATCATCCGTATCCACACGCAGCGTACCGTCGATGCGCCCGTACAGTCCCTCCGCATCAGCGTTAATCAGGCAGGTACTATTATTGTTTACACTGGCAATCGTCAAGCCATCCTTACCTAGTGGGTATACACGTGTAATCAGATCTGCACTATCGATCTGATCGGTGAGATCGAGCAAATTCTTGCTGATCTCGATTTGCTGCGCGCACCTGTGATCATATGCTTTAATGACATCCAAGAAGATATCATCCCCGTCATAACGGATACACAGAGTTCCCTCTATTGCCTGCGCAGCATCCTGCAGCAACGATAGCATAGACTTGTATTCCGTCTGCTCCACGGCCAAAGTCGGTAGCGTATCATCAACCGTTCCGAGTTTGATTTGCTTGGTCGCGCGGCACACATCATTGTACTGTGTGATAATTGCGGTAGCATAGTACAGCATCGTCTCCTCTGTCATGGTGAACGGCGGCTTACAAATATCCTTCATCCACATCATGGCACCATCGATGTTGTATGTCTTGTTTCCGGCAAAATCCATCGACGTATCCGCAACGCACCCCTTAAATACGGTAACCCCATCCTTGCAGATTTTGATAATAGACGCGCGTTTTACGGGAGTATCGCGCATCAAATTGCTCGGCGGCAGCTTGATCGTCGCCGAATCGCACTTGCCGATTTCCTTGTGGAGTGTACCAGCTGATATCTCGTATCCGGCCATACCAGCCGAGAAAAGCAACCGATCATCAACATATCCCGCGTACATTACAACCACCCCCTCCTTCCGGTTAATGAGACCGTCCCTGCTGTATCACCAATCGCATACGCGTAATCCGCCACGCGCCGCTGAATCTGCAAATACGGGCTTGTCTTTTCGTTCCCGCGTAGCGTCGCAAGCGGCAGCGGCCGGCGGCATGGCACAATTGTTGTCACGTCTCCTGTCCATGTCACAGTCGGATACAGCATCCGATCACTTGCCAATCCGGCCAGCGAGGCTGGTGTCGCCTTAAACACCTGAATATTGCGCAGTTTTCCGTAGTGCGCCGCGCCGCCGTATGTGAACAGCATGATATACAGACCATTGGCCGGAACAGTCTCAATCCAGCGGGACTCGCTAGCTGTGTATTCTGTCCCATTTTCATCGCAAACGCCGTACCACCCATTTTCCACATCAGCTGATACCAGGCAGCTCCCCGCCTCGGGCCATGGCAGTTTAAAAATCGCGCCCTGCCGGTACTCACCTGTATATGGTTTGTTGCTGTAAACAGATAGCACCGTATCCGCACCTGTGCCGTACACCTGTGCCACACCGGTTGCCCACGCTTTGTGCACAGTTGCGGTGCCGTCAATCATTGTGTTAGATGTTCTTGCCAAGCACGGAATTGAGATGCTTGTCTCGGCCGATTCCAGTCGGTACGGATCAGCGTCGATCGTTACATCAAACATTGTTGTCGTTTTGCTCTTGTCAATGTCTCCAACCGTGAAGCGTCCCATGTAGTAACCGCTCCGGTTGCCCAGTTCCAGCTTCAAGCGTTTACCGTGCACTGCACCTACAAAAGCATAGAAGTCGAAGCTCCCGTATTGGTCGAATCCGAACCGGAGTTTGATACTCCGGTTGCCATAGGCCGGCCCGCCATTCAGGACATCAGTAAGATCGATCACGCCATCAGCGCCCGGAACACTTTCCTGCTTCGTTTTCACAATCGGCAGACCGATCTGCACATCCAGCAGTTCCAGCCCAGCGTACTTAACTCCGCCAATCTTGCAGTCAAACTCCATAAACAGCCCTCCTTTCATTTTGCCTGTAAATATCGCCGAGCGCCGCATCCATACGCTGCGCAACGGCGCCGACCACAGCGTTTCCGTCCATATAGATCTGCATAGACGTGATGGCGCGCTCGAGCCGGTCCATGCGCTCCAGCACGGCCGAAATTCCGACATTCCCTGCCGCAGATGCGCCCGCCTGCATCGCCGACATCTGCGTTTGATACGTTCCGCCGGCGGCACTGAGGACGCCGTCGCTCACGCGCTGCATGGCCCGCACGGGATCCTGCATATTGTCCAAAAGGCCACTCGCAAGCCCCTGATCGAGCATGTCGCCGATCCATGCTGTTTTCTTAGACGGAGAATTGACGCCAAAGAAGTGCTTGATAGAATCAAGCACCGACTCAGTAAAACTCTTGATCTTGTCTTTCAACCACAAGAGTTTATCGTTTATGCCGTTCCACAGGCCTTCCACCAGATTGCGGCCCACACTCAGCACCTGCGCCGGGAGCTCGCGCAGTGTGTTCAGAACGGCACTCACCACTTCATTGACCTTTGTTCTGAATCCCTCACAGTTGTCATAGATCAGTTTGAACGCGCCTGCGAACGGATTTACGAGCAGGAGCAAAAGGCCTTGCCAGTTGGTTTCGATGAAGCTGATCACCGTATTGAAGATATCCGGTATCGTGACCGTGAAAAAGTTCGACAGCCACGTCCAAACCGACTGGAATGTTGATTTTGCGCCCTCCCAGAGGTTCTGCCAGAACAAGCGGAAACTCTCGCAGTTGTTCCAGAGATACATGAAGGCAGTCACCAGCAGGCTAATAGCAGTAATAACAAAGCCGATTGGGTTCGCTTTCATCGCTGCATTCAGGCCATTCTGTGCCGATGTGGCCGCAGTTTTTGCCTGTGTAGCTGCGTACTGCGCCAGCGTCATGCCCTGCTCCGACGCGATTGCAGCAAGCTGCGCCACCTTGAATGCTGTGATTCCCGCAGTCACTGTAGCAATCATGGCAGCAACGGTCGGCAGATTGTCCTTTACCCACTGAATAGCCGGGACAGCCTTGTCCAGAAGCTCCGCGCCCATGGCCTTCACCTCGGCGATCAACGGCGTAAACTCCGCGCCGACCGCCACCATGGATGCCGTCCACTCCTCATTTGCCTTGTTTGCCGCAATCACATCGGCATTGGTCTCCTTGTAGGCATCAGATGCCTCACTGTAGAGACCGTTGAGCGTATCCATAATCAGCTGCTGGCGCTCCTGCTCGTCCGTGCACGCGGCCAGGCTCTCATTGAATTTATCCTCGGACACGCCCGCCCAGTTGAGCGCATCCGCAAGCGGGCCGGTAACCTGCCCAACCTTTGCGGTCTCGTTCGCCGCCTCGGTCAGGCCTTCGATCGGCAGCGAATCGCCAAAGGTAGCAAACACGCCCGTGCAGATATCCGTCCACGTCTGCAGATCCGCCTCGTTATCGGTTAGGATGGCCAAATGGTTGGCCGCCTCGACGGCTTGATCCGTCTCGCCGAGGATACCCTGCAGCTCTTTATAGGTCTTCAATGCCGCCTCGGAACTGTAGCCGTTTGTCGTGAATGCTGTGTCCAGCTTGCCCATGGCTGTCTGGTACTCTTGCGTGACCTCGATGCATTCTTTCAGCCCGTCGACGATTTTCCCGAACGCCTCGCTGGCCAGATTGCCAACAAAAGCGCCTGCCGCAACGCCGGCCGTACCCAGGCCTTCGCCAGCATCTTTCGCCGCGTCGGACAAATCTCCCACGCGGCGAGCCGCAGCAGATGCCTTTTTCCCAATGTCGCTGATTCCGTCTGCACCGTCACCAAGCTGCTCGATCGCGTCGGCCGTTTCCTGAGCCGCTCGCTCATAACCGCCCAGCTTCTGCTCGGTCGCAATGATTTCGCGGCGCAGCTCGCGCACCTGATCAGCAGATACTTCACCGCGCTCAAACTGCGCCTGAACCTGCTTTTCTGCCGCTTTCAGCGTCTCCAGCTTCTTGGCGGTGTTGGCCACAGCCTCGCTCAAGATCTGCTGCTTCTGAGCAATCAGGTCAGTATTCTCCGGATCTACTTTCAGCAGCCGGTTCACCTGGCCGAGCTCACCGGACAGGCTTTTCGACTTATTTTCAATTTCCTGCAGCGCTTTGCCCAGCTTCGTCGTATCGCCGCCGATTTCGACCGTCAGGCCTTTGATTTTATTGTTTGCCATGCGCCGCATTCCCTCCAATCTTCTGGCGCAATTTCGCCCGGTCTGGCTCTGTTTGTTCCATGCGCCAGGCGTTATTCAGATACTCCTGCCCCGCCTCTGTGCGGCTCAGTTCGTAGATATACGCATCGTGCCGCCAGATCAGGTATTGCAAATAGTCCGTCTGTCCGACCTCAACAAAGTTCAGGCCAGTATACGCAGACACAAGCCGTTTCCACCAGGACGTGATGACGTACTGATGGCCTCCCGCACTATCTGCTTGCGGATAGTACGGGAGCATCAGTTTTTTGCTTTTGTGAGCTCCTCAACGAATTCGACATAGGCACTGAAAAACACAATCAGGCTGTCCAGATTCATGCGGTATTTGCCGCGCAGGTCATCCACCGTCACCGGCAACCCCATCAGATTGCAGGAGATCAGTCGCGCCGCCAGATCGTATACTGCCCGGATGCTGTTCGCATCCATAGTCTTCAGCACGTCCTCCAGCTCCGGCGCAGTCGCCGTCAGCTCCTCCACCATCGCCTCGGTCGGTGTGGTCACGTCAATGGTCGTCTGCGCATCGTCCTGCATGATCAGGCGCAGATACGGCCGGTTGATGCTGTTGAAATTGATTGTTTTCGGCATGGTCACTTCTCCTCCCATAAAAGGGACAGCGGAGCTGTGAAAGCCCCGCTGTCAAAATTAAGCCGTCGGAATCTCTTCGATCAATTCCACGAGCGTACCGTCACTATCGTGCGGCAGCGCCTTGAATTCCGGTTCCACGGTCGTGCCCGCGTCCGTCGCAAACGTCAGCGTCGCGCCGGCGGTATTTCTGCCCTTGATCAGGATCCACAGGTCGCCGTCCGTCTTATCCTCGTGGTGGAAGCAGATCGCATAATAGCCGCCCTGTGCGTTGCCGGCACCGCCGATCTTCGTCGTGCGCTTGCCGGATACCTCTGTGCTGCTGCAGCGGTCAAGCAGCTTTTTCAGCGTCGTACCGTTCCATGTCAGCAGGCCGCACTTCAGCACAGCCTCCTCATTGGTCGTGATGATCTTGGACACATAGCCGAGATCGTCTTTCTCCTCGTAGGTCTCCTGGGTATATTCCAGCGACGCGCCGCCCTTGATATAGCCGAGCAGATTGCTTTCCACGCACAGTGCATCTACCGTCGGCATGGACTCGCTGAATGTTTGCAGATAGATTTTGCCTGACCCCAGCGTAACCGTATCTTTGTCTCTTTTAGCCATTATGTGGCCCTCCTTTTTTCGTAGAATTCAAAATCGTAGACAGTTTGATACCGCTGCACACTCTGCAACCAGTACCGTGCCGCCTTTGTCCAGTGAATGCCCCTCGCCGCGAGCTGGGTCTCGATAGCCGCTTCGGCTTCCGGATCTCGCTCCGGCTCGTACAGCTCCACGGAAACATCGTGGCTCACGACCATCGGCGCCACGCCGCTCTCCGGGTCTGCCCCGTCCACCTCCTGGTCATCGAAATAGACGGCATAGGTCGTCGATGGCGGATTCAAATAACGGCCCTGGCGAAAAGGAATGCCGGATGCAGTCAGGATCTCTTCAATCACTTTGTCCAGCCTCCTTCACCGCTTCTTCCACGGCGCGCTCGTATTCCGGTAAAACAGCGTCGAGCGCATTCTTCAGGAATGGATTTGCCTTCGTGCGGCCGCCGTTTCTAGTCGCATGACCATGCACCAGCAGATGCGTCAGCCTATGGTCAGGGGCTTTCACATACCAGATATATCGCTTCATTCCGTTGCCGGCATCTTCGGCCTTTACAGCTACCTCGATGATCTCCACCTGCATCGGATTGACCGGGTAATAGCCGATCAGTTTCTCAAATCCGTCGAGCACAGGGACGATAAAACACGTGTTCTGCGCATCGTAAATCGTGGCGACCTTGTAAACGAACTGCGCAGACGTCATAAATGGATTCGGCCTGCCGTCCAGGAGTGCCTTCTGCGCTTTCGTGTTTGCGCCGCTGACGACTGGCGTCAGCTTGCTGCAGTGATTGGCAAAGGTATGAATACAGGAGCGCGTCAGCTCCATTTCGTAAACCCCGCCGTCGTATGTTGAGAAAACGGGTGTATACCCGTCGAGCATTTCAAAATAACCGCCCAGCTGTTTTGCCGCTTTTCCTTTGCCGAAAAGCTTTGTAAATGCGCCCATCCGGCTCCCTCCTGTTCTAATTCTTGAGCTGCTCGCCGATCTGATCGTACCATTTCTGGCGAACCGTCAAGGCATCCATGACGGCGACAAAGCCGTCGATGTGCGTCCGCGGTTCGAGCTTGACCGGCCGGATCTTCCGCGTCTCTTCGTTCTGCTTCATGCCCACGTTCAGGAAGTGCGCTTTCAGCAGATTATTCGCGCCGAGCAGCAGCTTCTTATCGCGCAGCAGCCCGTCCACCTCATGGATGACCGGCGTCAGGTTTTCACCCTGAAACACATCGTCCATGTGGAACCCGTACTGCTCCATCTGCTGCACGAGATACTGCGCGGAATAGCGGTCATAACCAACCTGTAGCGGCAGGATCTCATAATCCTCGACGAGCACGCGGAACCACTCAAAGCAGTCATTGTAGTCCACGAAATTCTCCCCGCTTGGCTGGACCAGCCCCGCCGAAACATATATGCGGTAAGGCACACCCTCCCGCTCCTGCAGCTCATCAATTTTATTCGATGGCATAAAAAACTTTGCAAAAGTGTATAGCTTGCCGTCCCGCTCAATTACCACGCAGCAGGCCGTCAGGTCAGTGGTCTGGGACAGGTCGATACCGCCGACGCAATAGGTGCTGCGGAAATCCTCCAGACTGTACTCGCCGCCACTCACTGCATCCACCACAGCAAACGGCAGCCATGCCTGCGTGCTGCTCTGTTTGATGTTGCAGTACTTGGTCATAAACTCGGCTCGCTTGCTCAGGCTATTGTGCGCGATGGCGATCTCCTCTCTGAAAAAGTCCTCGGAGACGCTGACGCCCATGTTCGGATTGCTCTTGCGCAGCTCATCGATGTCGTCCCATTTTTCCACGTCGTCGATCAGATACAGGATCGGCAGCAACCTACGCTCCTCGCTGACGCCCATGAGGACAGCCGTCGCACGCATCATCAGTTCATCATATGGCCCATCGTTGACATAGCCGGCCGTGCTGATACTCAGGATCATGGGCTGCTTGCGCGCGCCGAGCGCAGACTTCATGACTTCGTACTGTTTCAGCCCCTGCTCAGCCGGCCAACTCGCAATTTCGTCACACACCGCCAAATGTGGGTTGAAGCCGTCGCTCTTCTTGGCATTGAACGCCAGCGGGCGAATACTCGTGTTTGTCGTCTCGAGATACACGTCCGAGCGCCGTTTCTGCGCCAGCTGCGCAAGTTCCGGCTCCTGAAGCACCATGCGGAAGAAATTATCGTATACGATGGCCGCCTGCTCCAGCTTGGGTGCCAGGCAGTATATCTTCGCGCCATACTCTCCGTCCAGGTAAGCCATGTAAGCGATACAGGCGGAGGCGAACAGGCTCTTGCCGTTTTTGCGTCCCATGACCATAAACACCTCTCGGAAGATCCGTAGGCCGTCCCCGTCCACGATGCCGAACATCAAGCACACTGTCGACTTTTGCCACAGCTCCAGATGAATCAAATCGTTGCGCCCCTCGCAGTGATGGCAGAACGTCTCGATAAACGCGATTGCACGATTTGCTTTCCGTTCGTCGAAATAAAAAAGACCATCGCGCAAGCCCGCGGTGATCTTCTCGTAAAGAATCCGCACCCACTTCCCGACGACGACCTCTCCGGTCGTCATCTTGTGGTAGTACTCCTGAATGAAATTTGCGTAAGGCGTCATTTGTTCATCAGCTCCGCCAGGCGGCTCTCTTTCTGCGCCGGCGGCACCAGCTCGAGCAACTGCTTCGTAATGGCGTTCAGATTTTTCGTCAGACTGATGTGCACATCTGCGGCAGCGGCCTTTTTCATGCCGCCCTGATTGGCGCCGTTCTGGTAGTGCTCTACCCATCCGGTTTCGTTGAGCTGCACCTCAAGGTCTTGGAGGCTCACGGTAATGAAAGCCGCTCGGTCAATCAATGATTGGCAGGTTTCGAGCTTGTTTGGCTCCAAATCCTTAAAAATCTCCTGCAGCCGCTTCTTTTCGCGGTCAACTCTCGTCTTTTTGGTCAGTTTCGCCATTTCTACACCCCCTTGCGTAGCGCGCGGAGTAAAATTTAACTCCCCGGCTCGGTCCCCTACCCTCGTTTTTTCGCTGCGCGATGGGGGGAGTCCAGCCGCTCGGTCAGTAATTTGTGTTGCGGATGATCTCGCCACCTGGGCCGTACAGGCATCTGCCCGGCGTTGTCTTCCTCGGGTCGCGCTCTTTGTTGTGGCAGGTCTGGCACTCGTACCGAAAGCGCCGTGGGTTCAGACTGATTTCCGGATCGTTGCAGTTGATATCGTCCAACCAGATAGTGTGATGCACGATTACCCCCGGCTCATCGTGGCACACCTCGCACATGCCGCCATCAAGCGCGAGCCTGTAATCGATGTATGCTTGTCTCGCGCGTTTCCACGCTTGCGTTTTGTAAAACTGTTTTTGTGTCACAGCATCCAGCCCATAAGAAAAGGACCGGGCACAAGCCCGATCCTCCCAGTGAATATATACGCTTTAGAGTTTGGACACAGAGGCAGCCGCACTCGGCTTGGCCTCTGCCTCGATACCGCACAGCTTTTTGAGTCTGGCCGCAACCTTTGGTCCTTTATACAGCCTCGTATCCCGGAACGTCAGAAAAGATTCCTGCCCATCCGCAGACACATAGCTGATGATGAAGAGAATTCTCCTGACCTTCTTTTCCTTCTTGCCGGCGCCGCTGATAGCGCCGACCACAGCACCGGTACTTCCGAACAGCAGGCCTCCAGCGACAGCCCGCGCAATCGGCGACTTGTCTTTCACAAGCACCTGCACGTCCGAGCCGTAGAAAACGTCCGTGATTTGAGAGTATGCCAGCGTTGCCACGTCCTTGTTCCCGACACCCTTCTGCAGCTCCAGATGATCTTCATACAGTGCGATATCCACAGCGTCGCCCTTTTTGAACTGGCCAAGGTCTTCCTCGATGCAGAAATAGTCGCTGATGATGCTCCCCTTTTTACTCTTGAAAAATCCCATTGTTACCCCTCCGCTTCTTGCGTTCCCCTATATTTTACATTCTTGTTTGAGAATATGCAACCACAATATTTGCACAGCAAAGCGCCGGAACCTGAAAGCTGGACCGGCGCTTCACAAATGAGAGACTGACAGAGATATTTCGATCCACGTGCCCCGTCGGGCGCGACCGCAACAAAGGAGAAAGGAAGAGAGGTATATCACAAAGTGACTTGCGGGACCGGTCTCTCTCGCAATCCCGCGATATCACTTTAACACAGATTTTCGAAAAAATCGTCTCACTTTTTTCTCATCTTTTCGTCAACTCTCCGTTAGGCCATACATGATGATCGTGAAATTCCGCAGCGCGCTGTCTTTCCAACGGTATGCCGTTGGCTTCTCGATGGCCAATTCCCGGCACAGCCGCTCAACGCCGCCGATGCACGGCGTGATGTAAAAGCGCTGCAGCACGCAGCGGTCACGCTCTGAGAGCTGATTCAAGGCACGATCCACGCGGCGTACACGGTTCTCTGTCAAGCGCTGCGCCTCTTCCAGCCGCTCGCGCTTCAGGATGTTGTTGACGAGCGCATCGTCCCGGCCGTTTGAGCCGCCGGCGACCGGACTGCCGTCCGCCGAGGCGCTGCGGATGCTCGTGATCTCCGTCGCCAGGTCAGCGATCTGACCGCTGATGTTTGCAATTGCCGCCTTTCGGTTCATGTAGTTGCGCAGCTCATCGGCCGCCTCCCGCTTCCAGTCCAATTAAGTCACCTCCACATAGCGCCAGCTCTGCGGTGGGCGCTTGATTTTGCCCTTGTCATGGCAATCGTTGCAGTCAGTTGCCCATTTCGCATCGCAATCATCGCACTCATACGGACGACAAAGCGTGCTCAGTGCGCGAGGCTTATCATAGATTCGCAAGCCTGATATGCGCCATGCCCAGCCTTCCCGCCCGCCGAGATACGCCTCGGCCGCATCGCGGGTCAAGCAGGCGTCATCAAAGATCTCGTCCGCCGGGACAACGCTCCAATCCGGCAAGCATATGCCATATCTCTCCGGGCTGACGCTACCGCCAAAACGGAGGAGGTGGACAGTGTCATAGCACTCAAACTCGCCGATGACCTTACCGCCACCGTAAAATTGCGGCTTTGGATAATCCGTCTCGATATAGTCCTCGTGCGGGTATCTCGGTTGCGTACAGTAGATATAGCACTTAAACGGCGTGTGCAGCTTTGGGCGGCTCTTGCGCACCTCAACGGTCTTTGTGCCATTGGCGATCAGCTCGCACCATTTGGGGCGGATGCTGATAAGTACGGCCTTACTCATTGTGCAGCGCCTCACTTCCCGGGACGATACGATCCCAACAGGCCGCGCACAGTACTTCTTTTACCTCTCGCTGATGAACATGTTCATGCGGGCACGGTTTGTTCTTCGGCTCGTAACCGTAGGTATTCGGGCATCCAAAACACCCGCCAATACAGGTTTCGTCCACCGCGTTCGGATGCTCCAGCGCCAGCAGCTCGCGGAATGTGCAGCCGTGCGACTTCCGCACAAGCATGTCTACCCGAAAAGCGTCCCAATTCGCCGTCGGCACGCCGACATAGTCGCACCACGCGCGTTCCAGCTTCGCGCCATCCGAAGACGACCAGTCCGGAAGGAACACGACGTAGTCCACCGCCTCCATCTCAGCGAAGCAGATGCGCATATAGTCCAGCTTGTCCAGCCCCTCCGGCGCTGTGGCCGGATTGATGACCGTCGCGCCCAGCCGCTCAAGCTGTGCAGCCGCTCGGGCGAATTTTCCCTTATAATCCGGATCCCCGGCGATTTTCCCTGATATATAGATCTTCATGGTTGCCCTCCTTTCAGAGCACTGGGCGAGTTCCCCCGCCCAGTGTACTATCGAATCACTGCATGATGACGACCTTGCCCTGTTCAATCAGGTCTTTCAGGCCGCGCTCGAAATACTCAGCGATGTTGCGTTTCGCTTCCAGACGCCAGATGCCGCCATCCGCCTCGAAAAAGGCGATGCCTTTCTCGCTGTCCACGCGCAGGAGGAATTCGCTTTCCGGCTGCGCGACCTCAAGGAACGTGCGGAACGGCTGCAGTTTGATCCGCGGGCGCACATTAACGACTGCGTTGAGCGCAACGCCCTGCCGCGCCGTTACGGCCTGCGTGACACCATTATCGTTGGTAGACACTGTGTTCTCATCGGACATACGGCTGAGTAGATCCAGCAGATACTCCGTGCCTTCGTTCGGGATGAACAGACTGCGCAGCTCGATCAGCGCAGTTTCTCGGTCACGCCAGCCAGTGCGCATGCCCGGCGCGTCCGCCTGCGCACGATACAGGACGTTGCGGGAGAAGTCCGGCAGATACGTTGTCATTACTTCTACCTTGTTGTAATCCCGGACATGTACCATGATGGTCGTCCCGACCTTTGCGATCTCGGTGCGCACCAGCTTGCAGACAGCATCCAGACCGCTGACGCTGACGGAATCGGGACGATCCACATGCGGCGGGATCCGCGTAAGATTGGCGTCGGAATAGGTCTGCCCATCAATTTCGAAGATTTTGGTTTCTTTCAGGCTCACGATTTTGTCGATCATTTCTGCGAGCATTGTCATATCCTCCTTCGTTATTCGGCTGCCTGCTGGCTGGCCTGCAGCAGATTCAGAATTTTCGGTGCTTCCTGTTCATGCCCGTCCATGCGCATCTGGCCGGGGAGCTGCGGCACCATTTCGGCAACGACCATTTCCCCGTTGCCATCAGTGGTGACGCAAAGCGATGTTGCGACCGGATTGGTCGCTGCGAGCGTGGCCTTGGCAACAACATTCACGCGGATCTGCCGACGGTCATCGTCCGGTGTCAGCTCGATCGTCAGCGTGATCTTGCGCTTTGCGGTTGCTTTGGTGTTGACGTCAAGGATGTTGTCAACACAGCGCTGCATCTCATAGTCCACGCGCTCCTGGAATGCACCCTGCGCCATCTGCAGGATGCTCGCTCTTTGGGTTTCGTGATTCATGGTTGTCCTCCTTTGTTTTTTACATAGCCACCGCATCAGCGAGTGCGGCCATTGTCTCAATTTTCCCGGGCACTGCATACTCCGGGAGGTTCGCTGCCACAACAGCCGCAGCCATCGGCGGGCAAACGGCATTGCCGCATCTGGCTACTTGCTGTGTCTTCGGGTATGGCTTTCCGGCAGCATCATGGTCGATGATGTAATCCGGCGGAAAGCCCATGGCGTTGTACAGCTCCCGAGGCGACAGCATCCGCAAGCCGATATCCGCGATATAGTACAGCACCCCGCCGATTGACAGGAGCAGCAGGTCATCCGTGCCCAGTGCGTAGCCACAGTACCGGTTCAGCAGATCGCGGATCTGCGGCCAATGGTGCAGCCGCTCGGATGTGCCGATTTTACAAAGCACTGCCTTGCAGCAGCCAAACACGCCGCCCGCTGTCTGTGTCGGCAGCGGCTCCGACGGCCGTGTGCCGACTTCGTCCCGCTTGTACTTGACCACGTGGGCAGCGCATACCGCATTGTGGTCGATGGCCGTCACTGTCGGCAGCGGCTCTCCCGCTTTCTCACCGTCCACCCCGCTGTAATACTTGACTACATGTGCAGCAACCACAGCTTCCCGGTCGTGGCTCGTGACCGTATGCATCGGGCTTTACACATCCAACGGCCGGCCGCCGCCGTAATACTCCACCAGATTCGCGCAGGTAAGGCCGTAACGGTTCGAGGCGTCCACCGTGCAGACGGGCTTATCCAGTCCAGCCGCTCGGGCGCTTTCTGTTTTCTCCGTGTGGTACTGGATCAGTGACGGCGATAGCAGCATCTGCCCGCCGCCTCCGCCTGTACGGACTGTGTTCATTGGTTCGGCGGCCGGTGCTCCGACACTGTTGCTGGTGTTCGTCATCGTCAGCGGCGTGAGGACCGGCCGGCAAATGTCACCGGTGTGCTTTGCCGTAATCGTTTTACACGGCTCTTGGCTATCCGTGACGTGCCCACCTCCGGAATGGTTACAATCAACGATGAACGGCGCCCCGGATTTGATCGTGAACTTGTCCACGCCGCGAATAATGCGGCGCATGGTGTTGTCCGCCAGCGGCCGGACGGCGGAAATGCCGTACCGCTCGTGGATTTCATCCTTCGTCGAAAAAATCGAAGGGCACGGCAGCGACCAGTCTATGATCTCCGCGGCGCTGCGCCATGGCAGCAGTTTTCCGCTGCGCACTTCCACGCTGTCTCGCGGGGCGTGTGTGCGCTCCGGCCAGACGATCGCACGTCCGTCGCAGCGGGCAATCAGCACCAGCCGACGTCTGGTCGTCGGCGCACCGTAGTCAGCCGCCACCAGCTCGCGCCATTCCACGGTGTACCCCAGTGCCCGAAGCTGCCCGACGAACTTCTGGAACGTCGTGCCGGCCAGCTTCTTTACCGGCTTTCCTTTGCGCACTGGTCCCCACGTCTGGAACTCTTCAACGTTTTCGAGGATGATGACGCGCGGGCGCACCTTCGCCGCCCAGCGCAAGACGATCCACGCGAGGCCCCGGATTTTGCGGTCAACAAGTGCCGCGCCTTTTGCTTTCGAAAAATGCTTACAGTCCGGCGAAAACCACGCCAGCGCCACCGGCCGCCCTCGACAGACCGTCTCCGGATCCACATCCCAGACAGATGCCTGGTAATGCTCCGTGTACGGATGGTTCGCTTCGTGCATCCGGATCGCTGCCGGGTCGTGATTGATCGCCGCATTGACGATTCGCCCCAGCGCCAGCTCAATTCCCGTGGACGCGCCGCCGCCACCGGCAAAGCTGTCAACGATGATCTCGCCGTCAAGTGTCTCCTGTGTGCGCAGCATCATGCATCCTCCCCCGCGCCGAGTGCGAGCTGCCCGGCGGCATACAGCTCGTACACCGTCCGGCCGCGATCATCTGCCATATACGGCAGGAAGATCTGCTGCATCGGCACATCACAGGATTCGATCAGCGCCATTTGTGCCAGCACCCAGTCGCGCACGTTCCGCCACGCGGTCATTTCTGCCTGCTCTCGGTCGGCCTTGATCTTCTGCGCCGCGAACACTCGCAGCGTTCCGTCTACGGCCGCCGGCAGGCGGAAGCCACGCGGCCCAACCGGCGTGTCGATCCCAAACGCGATCGCCTGCGGCTTGCCATTATCGTAGTCAATCATGATCTTGGTGGCGCCGTGGCGTGCAAGCGCGCCTTGGATTTCCCCGATGGACGTATATACGTCCACTTTCGTCGTATAGTTTTTGATTGCCATGTGCCCACCTCACTCCGGATCGCCGAGAAACCGGATCACGCCCTGACGCAGCTGCACCCGGTACGGCTCCAGCTCCTCGGCCGTCATGTACTTATGGCCGAAATGCTCCTTCATCCGCCACCAGACTTCCCACGGCACGCGATAGACCGCGCGGCCGCGCAGACACACCAGCACAAAGACCAGTGCGCCCTTCTGGGCGTGCGACTGCATGGCATATGCCTGCTCGTGCGTCACCGCGCTCTGCAGGATGCGGTCTTTGTCCGTGGCCTTGGCTTCAAATACAACGCTGCGGCCGCCGTCGATCGTGCCCTGAAAATCCGGCTGCGCCTGCTTGGTGAAAACCGCCTCAAACGACCAGCAGCCGCTCGCGTTCTGGTGCCGGCCGGAAATGACCTTGATTGGCTCTGGCGTCTTGTCGATCTCCGCGATGCCATACGCCCGGTAATACGCGCAGGCCGTGATGATCTGCGCCTCGAAGCCCTCTCCGGTCGCGCGGCTGATACTCCCCTGTGCCTGGCGCGCTGGGCTTTTGTCCTCCTCGGCGTGGAAAAACTGCAGCGCCTTTTCATACGCCACAGGATCCAGCTTGCGCGCCGCCTGTTTCTGATAGCGCGGCGGCAGGCTGTCCATACGAATTCCCATTGTGTGCGCTCCTTCCTATGCGGTGTCTTTGATCTCGTAATACTCCTGCCACGGCCAGCCGCTCAGCTCATGCCAGCCGCTCTTATACTCAGACCCATCGTCAAAGCGATATAGATGCATACCCCGTCTGGCCTTCGGCTCTTTTCGCCACGTCTCTGCCTTGGCCACCTGATAGCGGATCTCCGGCTTTGCCATGCCGGCGCTGCAGGTATACCGCCGGCGGCGGATGCCCTGCTCGCGGCAGCGGCGCATGGTGGAGCGTGATTCCTTGATGAGGTAGGACGCGAGCTTTGCGTGGTTCTTGCGGTCATCGAGCATCTGGAAGCTGATAGACCCCGCGCCATTGGTCACCTTTGTCCATGCGGCAGCGATGATCTGCGCATCGAAGCGCGGCAGAATGATGTGATGATGCACGTTCGTCATGTGCTTGGTTTCGAGCACGGCGATGTATTTCAGGCGCTTGCCCGCTTTGGCGTACGCCTTGCGCACCTCTCGCAGTAACGCTGCCCGGTCCCGCTCGGCCTGTTCCAGCGTGACATGCTTGCACCAGTAGTGCAGCACCAGATGGAAGTCACCGTAATGGTAGTTGCAGTTGATGAGCCAGCGCAGATGCTCCTCGGCCACGCGCTCGTTGATGCGCTCCTGACACTTGGAGGTCTCCTTCTCGGATGATCGCTTGCGCGGCTTGACTTCCTTGCTGTGCACACGGGATGAATACATCTTGCGGTGCTCGACCGTTTCCCCGCACACGACGGTGCGATGTACATACGGCATGATTGCCTCCCTGTCTGTCTCCGGTCGAGTTAGTAATTGGTCTTACCGAAGCTGAAAACGCCTTGCGGCGTCAGCGTTTTTCGGCTTGCAGGGCGGGCAACTGTATGCTATAATGTATATAGTGTAGCGCGCCCTGCGCTATTGGGTTTTCACCGCCTGCGGGTTTGACGATCTTCGCAGGCGGTGTCTTTTTATGTCTCCGGCGGCGCCCACATGACGCGCGCCCCGTGGACGACTTCCTGCCATGGGACGCCCCACAGCTCCGCCGCGCACTGGATCGCCGCGAACGGCGACGCGCACGGCACGGTCACGGCCTCGCGCCCCGGATACACTACCCGGGCGCGGCCACGCGCTGCCCAGCGGTCATGCCGGCGGCGCTTGTCCAGCTCGGCCGGCGACATATAATAGACGACCTCCGGGCGCTTCATGCGACGCCCAGTGCCGTGAAGATCACGTGCATGACCCAGCCGAACAGGCACCCAACGGCCAGAAACGTCACGGCCATGATGGCGTCCTCTGTCGCACCGACGATTAAGCGGCGCACCTTCGCCTTGGCGCGCGGATCTCCGAACACCTTCATTCGTCGTCGCCCCCCTCTGCCGTTCGGTACAGCATCTGCATGTTGTTCGCGCAGATAGCGCACATCGGCACGTCGTGGATATGCCGGACGCCGTCCACACTTCCGCAAAACGCACAGCCCGGCGCATACTTGCGCAGGATGATGTTGTCCGCGTCTGTATAGATCTCCATGGGATCTCCCGTCCGGATGCCCATCGTCTGGCGCAGCTCCTTCGGCAGCACGATGCGGCCGAGGTCATCGACCCTCCTGATGATTCCTGTTGCTTTCATTGGTTTCTCCTTTCTCATTACTGATATTTGATCGCTGCGCGCAGGGTGTCGATGGGGATATCCAACCCCCGCCCGAGCGCGAGCAGGTCGTTAATGGTCATGCCGCCGATGTTCTGCAGCCGGTTCGCCGCCGTCTGGCGGCAGCAGCCGATCAGGGTCTCCGGCTTGACGCCCTGCACCCGGATCTGACCATATAGCAGCGTCTGCAGCTGGTCATAGCGGCTCGTGCGCTTCCTCAGTTTTGGCATATGTACCTCTCTCCTTTTCTTGCCTGTTCCTCCTCGCACGTGGTAGAATCACAGCGAAGGAGGAATTTTTATGGATATTCTTGAATTGCAATATGAAATGCTCTCGCGCTTGAGCTCGCAGTGCGGCAGTTTGAATCTGAATGACTTCCAGCTTGAAACCGGAGAATCGGCAACAGACATCGAAGCAGCCGCTCGCGGGCTGTGGCATCACGTTCCCCAGCTCGTAACCGTCAGCGGTATGAAAGCAGATACCATTTCCATCACCGACGAAGGCCGGCTGGCTTTAGCCGCCATGAATCAGGAACTCGACGAAAAGGCCGAGCGCAAAAAACAGCAGTCCTTTCAAAACAAGCTGTCCGTAGCAAACATACTTGTACCGTTTGTAACGTTTTTCCTCGGCGTCATGGTCGAACATTGGTCTGGGCTTGTTGACTTGGTTATCCGTCTTTTTCACTGAATCACCCCCCGCCAAACAGCGGATGTTTGTTATTGCAGAATAGTTCTGTTAAACCTTACTGCTTTAGCAAAAAAATATCATCAATGCCTACATGATAAATGCTGCACAGCTGAGCAAGTTTATTTGCGGTCGGATATGTCTTGCCCTGTTCCCAATTGCTAATCGTGGAAACGTTGACATTCAGGCGCTTTGCAACGCATTTCTGCGTAAGGCCACTATTAATCCTCGCCGCCTTCAAAGACAACTTCATATCTTCACCCCCTTCTCGTGAGTTCTGTTTAACCTTACCACTTGATTTCAGAATTGTCAATAGTTTAAACCGAACTTTTTCCGTTTTATATTGACTTTTTTCAGGTTTAAGCGTACATTATGTAACTGAAATGAGGTGCTGCCCTTGAACAGCGAAATATTCTACGATAAAAAAATCTTCGCAGAGAACCTTTGCCGTCTCATGAAAGAGAGCGGCGAAAGACAGACCGACATTGCAAAGCTGTTAAAAGTAAGCAAGTCTACTGTATCAGAATACTGCAAGGGGCAACAAATGCCCCGTATGGACAAAATCGAAATGCTCTCTATTCACTTCGGAGTCTCTAAGTCCGAACTACTTGAATCAAGCGAGCTTACAGGCTCAACTTCGCCAAAGGATGCGCAACGGCCAGAGCGCAAAAACGTCGTCCGCATTGCCGGCCGTGATGGCAGCTTCATCGAAAAAAATTTGAGCGACGAACAAGTCGCCGCTCTGAAAACACTCATTGACCAACTCCCGGAAGCCGATGACCTTTGACATCACATACGAAACGAGCTGATTCCAAATGACAATCGGGGAAAAAATCAGGGCCTCACGCGAATCTGTTGGTCTCACGCAGGAAGAGCTCGCCTCTATGTGTGGGACAACCAAACAGACAATCTACAAATACGAAATTGGAAAAGTGGTCAACATCCCGCTTGACCGATTGGAAACAATAGCGGATGCCATCGGCGTCTCACCAGCATATTTAGCCGGATGGGGAACAAGCACCAGCAACAGTGCAGCCGCTCGCGGCAATGGAATTGGAGATAGAATCCGAAGCTGCAGGCTGCAACTCGAACTGACCCAAACACAGCTTGGCTCTCTACTCGGCGTAAAAAAGAACGCAGTAAGCAAGTGGGAATGTGGGCGTGTCAGCGATATTCCTTTATCCAAAATTAGAGCCATGGCAGATTTGTTCCACGTCCCGGTTTCATACCTGGCCGACGATTCGATGAGCGCTCCAACCACTCTAAAGCCAGCTAATACAAGCCCGAACTTGATTCGACTTACTTACGGCGGAGCAACCACTGAAAAAGCACTAAGCAGTGAACAAGCACTCGCTCTGAAAATGATTATCGACCAGTTCCCGGAAGCCGATGACCTCTGATATAATCTGCAAACTGATCGTATACCAGCCGCTCGAGCGGTGAGGTCAAAAAACGCTGCCGCCGGTAAAGCTCCTGCATGCGCGTCCAACGGAATTCGGCAGCCGCTCGGCTGATGTCGCACAGCCGTTCGATATCCTCTGCCGACTGCACACCGCAGCCCCACAACACGCACGCTGGCGCTAACAGCCTAGATGCAAACACATTGGCCGCCTGCTCGATGGGGTTGTCACCCGGCTCCGGCTCTCGGCACACGAGGTCATACCGGCCGACGTGGCCGAGGATGATGTGCCCCAGCTCATGCGCGCAGGTAAAGCGCTGCCGCGCCGGGATCGCCAGGCTGGACACCATGATCGTTGGTGTGCCGCCGATGATGGACGACATACCGTCGTTATTGTCCCGCTCGGCCGGCGTATACCGCCGCACGGATACACCCAGCGACCCGCACACGCCGCTGATCCTGACCGGCAGCTCCGTCACCTTGCAGTCGATCAGAATGCGCCATGATGCATCGCGCGCGTCTTTGTAGTCTTGATAGTTCACCTTTCATCGCCTCCGCGCTCTTATTATGCGCAGAGGCGGCAGTGTAGCACAGTCCCTTTTATCGTACAGAGAAGAAAGAATAGACATTCCGACCACAAAATGATAGAATTGTCGTAATCCGCCTTAGGGCGAGAAAAACGAGAGGATGAATGTCTATGAAAAAATGGTATCAATGGTGGAGCTTTCTCGTAACTGTTTTCCTCTGGTTTGTCGGCCCAATCATACTGGTCATTCTAGCCGCCATCGTGCCGTTCGCTGCTGCACCCGCTATTTATAGTGTCATGCTCGTTTCCGGTATTGGCACAGCAGTGTGGTTTGTCTGCGATATTGTGAAAACGAAGAAGGCCGCAAATGCCGCGCGGCACGCATCCAAACAGCAAGCCAAGGTTGAACCAGCTGCGCAAGAACCAGCACGCAGCGCTCCCGTCTTGGCGGAAGCCGCAGCGCCAGTAAAGGCAGAAGCGCACAAAGCGCCCAAGCCGCAGGAAGCCGCTCAGGCCGCACCGAAGCCACGTCCGGTGTTTGAAACGCACAAAGTTGCCGGCGTAAATTACCGCGTCGATAATCTCATGCAGCTGGCTTCGGAGAACCCTGAATATCATATGTCCAAAACCGAACTGATTGAGTCCGGCATGGACGGTCAATATATCTACCGATACGACTTTTTGAGTCAGCCGGTCGAACTGATAGACGAACCGGATAACCCCTATGACTCGAAAGCAATTAAGGTCGTTGTTGCCGGGCAACACATCGGGTATATCAAGCGCGGCAGCACCGGCCGCATTCGCAACCTGCGCAAATCTGACCGGCTCATCAAAGTTTATGCCGAAATCGGCGGAGGACCGTATAAATATCTCCGCTATGACGAGGACGGCGATATGATGCCGAAGTACAAGCTCGAAAAGGATACGCGCAACTACTTCGCCAGCCTTGAGTTCTACCTTCGCCCGGATGGTGAATGAGGTTCCGCACGTATGCAGCCTGAAATCTATAGCGTCATGTACCGCATGGTCCACAAATACGGCTGGAGCTGGAAGCTCGCCTGCGGCGTCCTCAACCGCCGGTTCGGCACGAACTACACCGCTGATGAGCTGAAGGAGCTGTACAGGCGGTATTTCCTGACTAAGGGAGAATGAAGTGCCGCAAGGCAAATCTATGCCAAAAATGTAAACATTTTATTCTATCCGCGAATTTTTTTATCATTTCTATTGATATTATTCTCTAAAAGTAATATTATTGCGCTGAGGTACATAGAATGAAAAGAGAAGAAGTGCTATCCTGGCTATGCAGCATACTCGGTGAACTTCTGTATACTCGTGAATTTTTTCAAGAGCTGGTCGAACTGATTGCCGAAACTGGTATTGAAGGAAAGTTTTTCACTACATTTGTCCGGCAGCTACGAATGCTGACGTTGCTCGGTGCGCAAGCAGTACAGTCTAAAGAGTTTGAATCCATCGGCAACGGCCTGTTCAGTATGCATCTTACAGGCAACGGGTACAACATACGAGTGTTGTATTCGTTCCTGAAAAACCAACAGCCGATTCTTTTGTCATCCTTCTACGAGCGAGGAGGAAAGCGGAAGACCGACTACACCAAGTATATCGAGCCAGCAAAAGCACGCCTCGAAGAAGCCAGAAAGGGAGATAACCATGAAAACGCCTAACACCTACGCACTACTGGATGCGCTTTCAAAATCCATGTCCCCGGCCGCAATCAAGCTCGCAGGACTGCAGGGAGTAATCGCCGCGGAGATTTGCAAAAAACGCTTTGATCTCCACATGAATCAAAAAGAATTCGCCGACTATATGGGCGTGTCTCAAAGCACCGTGTCAAAATGGGAGAAGGGCGAGACAAACTTCACGCTCAATACACTTTCCCAGATCGCTGATAAGCTGCAAATTCCAATGCAATGCCCGTTTGTCACTACTGCTCCGCCGCACTATAATCAGGGGCAAATCATTCGTTTTGACGATTACAGACCGTGCGAATGGCACACTGAATCTTCCGAAGTCGCAGAGTTTAAAACTCTGGATGACGCGGATGAATTGATGCAAATGTAATAATGGAGGTAGCTATGTATCAGTACGCAAACGGCTTTAGCTGTGCTCTCAGCGGAAATGGCAACGAATTTGTGCTTTGCTTCGCACAACAGTGTCCCAGTTTCGACAGCACAGATAAACTCGGCAAAATCACTAAAGAGCCTGTCGCCTCTCTCATTATGAGCGCCGACAAGGCCAAAGAGCTTGCACGCGCTATCGAAACGCTTTGCAGCGCCGTCCTGCCAGGTGAAGATGCAATTCCCACGGTACCGGATATCAAATAAGAATTGCCCCGGTGCAACGCACCGGGGTTAATATATTTCACCGTTAAAGGAGAATCTGCTATGAAGATCCCTGAGCCGCGAAAATTGAAAAGTGGAACATGGTTTATCCAGATGCGGCTCGGCGGCGAGAGCATACCGGTCTCCGCCCCGACGCGGACAGAGTGCGTCAAACAGGCGGAAAAGATCAAGGCCGACTACCGCAACGGGCAGCGTCTCCCCTGCAAGAGTACGCAAACGCTGGAACAGTGCGTGACGGCATACATCGACGCCAAGCGCGGCGTACTATCGCCATCAACAATTCGGGAATACAAATCCATGGCGCGGAATCGGTTCACCGCGCAAATGAAAAAACCAGTCCGTGAGATCACGAACTGGCAGGCGATTGTGAGCGCCGAGGCAAAAAGCGTGAAACCGAAGACGCTGAAAAATGCGTGGATGATGGTGGCGGCAGCGCTGAAATTCGGCGGGTATGACGTGCCCAAGGTAACGCTGCCGCAAGTGCCGCCGAACGAACGCCAATGGCTCGACCCAGAGCAAATCAGGGTCTTCGTGGCGGACGTTGCAAACGAGCCGTTTGCCATTCCCGCGCTTCTGGCGCTGCACGGCCTCCGCCGCTCGGAGATCATGGCGGTTAACTGGTCGGACATAGACCTGACCGCAAAGACGATCCGCGTATCCGGTGCGGTCGTCATCGGCGAGGATCAGCAGCCGCAGCAAAAGGCATCCAATAAAAACCGATCTTCCACGCGCACAATCCCTATCATGATACCGGAGCTGCTGGCCGCGCTGGAGGCCGTCGAGGACAAGTCCGGGCCGGTCGTGCGCTGTAACCCGAACACGATTTACCACCAGATCAACCGCGTGTGCGCGCGCAATGGGCTGCCGCAGGTCGGAACGCACGGGCTTCGACACAGCTTCGCGTCTCTTGGATATCACCTCGGCGTGCCGGAGCTGGAGATGATGCAGCTCGGCGGATGGGCAGACAACCAGACCATGATACGCATTTATACGCACATCGCAAACGCAGACCGGGTCAAGGCGGAAAACGCTATGGCCGGATTTTTTGCGCAAAATGCTAACGAAAATGCTAACTTCAAGCAAAAAACGTAG